TCTTGGCGAGTTGCTGGCTTTGCGGTGTTAGTGGGGGCTGCCCACAGCCGTGACCGCGAGGTTTAACCCTCCAGCACTCGAGCTAGTTGGCCACCACAACTCACTCGAGCTCAGCCTAGTTTAACGTCATAGCTGCTTCTTCGGACGGTGCTTCTCTTAGTAGGAGGCGTCAGAGCTCAAAAAGAGCTCAAAACGCTCCTCCCACTTGCGAATTTCCAAAGGACTCTCCAACCACGTGCCCTCAGCTGCTTTCTGGATCTTACGCTGCCAATGGTAGTACACATCAGGCCCGTGAGCTGCGAGCTCGACAAGCATGGTGTGGACACGGTTGAGATAATCCTCGTGCGTGTGATCGGTCTTGTTCATCCACTGAACACAATTGAGGATGGTGTCCATGGACAAAGCCGCAACAAAACGCGTGGATGAATACTGGGGCAGCCGCAAGAAGCGACGCTTCAGGAACGTGACCTCATGAACAGTAGTCCAAACTTCCACGAAATCATCTCCCTTGTTCTCATCCGTGAACTTGATGTCCCACTTGTGGAACACCCTTTTAAAGTTCAAGAAACTGAACTCTTCTCGATCTGACGATATTAGCACATCATCACCATACGTGTCCACTTCAACATCTGTTATGCGCAACTGTGGTTTCACATCACAAATCTCGAGGGCTGCGCTGTGAGTCATGATCAGAGTCATGATTGAGTTCAAGATCACGGTCAGAACATTGCCGCTCGGATTGCAGCCGATCCACTCATAGACCGCGTTTCCAAAGGCATGCCTACTGTAAATCAGCTCATCAAAGAGGACCTCCCTAATCTCATAATCCGGCGTACCGTAATCATTGTAGAACTCGTGGATGATGTCCTTAATGCGTCGCATGGCGTTGGGCTCAAGGCTGCAATCGAAATTGCCTACATCACCAGCGACACAAAACCGCTTAGTGTGCTTGTTTCCTAAGACAGTCCACTCGTCACTCGTGGGGCTGATGCCGACCGCGATGCCGTTGATTATGCGGTTGTTCATAACGTGCTCGCTGAAGCCCAGAAAGTACTGGCGCATTAGGATGGAGAAGTGAAACGGAGCGCATGAGATCAATCGTGCTGGCTTCCCAATCGGGCGAAGCTCATCCTTCAAAAACGATGTGAACACAACTGTCGGGCGCTGCCCGCCTCTAATGCTTTCCAACATCCACTCGACTTCAAAGAGCACCTTCTTCATTTCTGGGGTGTCGAGCTTGATCTCCTCATCGAAACCCATGGCTGCGGTCTTGCCTTTGCCTTTCCACATAGAAGCCCATGGCAATCCAGGACTAGAAGCACGTGGCATGCCACATAAGAACCTCTCGCCTGGCACGCCTCGAAGCGCCTCCTCAATTGTGAGCACTCGACGATACTTTGGTGGTTTCAGGCCAATGAGCTTGTCAGCCACGAGGCGCTTTGCTTGATCCAGCCTGTGAGGCGGGATGCCTCGGACATACTTGTTGTACTTCATGCTAGCGAACTCCAGCGCGTCAACGCCATTGTGTTCACGCAAATTGGCCGGACGCTGAGTACACTCAAAACCAATTTTCCCGTAAATGGGGCTCTTGGTGAGCTTGCTCTTCATAGGGCGCGGTTGCGACACAACGTGGAACAAAGGTTCGCACCCAGCAGGACCCTTGTGCCCTCCTTGCACAACAATTTCAGCGGTGGCAGGGGGGATGCACTTCTCCACATCGTCGACACGAAGGTGCACCCGCTTACCCAACGCCTCAATCGCGTCAATGAGGTCTTCGCGAGCCACACGCGCTGAGTACGCAGTGGGTTGACCCTTAGGGCATCCGGCCACATGAATGCCGTAGATGGCCTGCGGTGCAGGAGTGCTGATGACACCCACAAGCGCTCCGCAGTCACCTTGCCTCGTTGTGTAGGACGACATGATGCTGTGGGAGGTGCCGGTTTGGCTGTAGCTGACGCGGCCAGCATAGGCACAAAGACCGGTCTTCTCAACCATTGTGTACTCATCCTTGTCGATGCCGCAGAAGTACGAGTGCGAACCGTTCGGGATGTGATATGTTTTTGACAAGAAGTGCTTAACGATGTTCTTTCCCCTGCGCACCTGATCGAGATACACGATCACAGTGTCATCGTCCAAGGAACCCACGCGCTCGAAATCGAGCACGCATTCACCATCCTCGAAACTCATGAAATCCTTGAGGTACACATTTTGTCCAGACACCGCATCCTTTTTAATATCGCCATTGCTGGTGAACACTTGTTTGAGAACCAAATACGAATCTCTGTCGCGTTCGAATGCCGCTGCCCAATTTTCCATGATGTGGTGGGGCAAGAGCGCAACCTGGCTTTGGACCATGGTGAGGATACCAGTGGTTGTGGTCCCAGTCGAGGGTATGCGACAGTCAACCCGGAAGCAATTGGACCGGACGGCTGACTTGATTATGTCATCCACGCCACGCGTCCCTAGCTCCTTGCCCGCCTTCCGAGCCTTGATGATGGGCCTACGCAAGGGATACACGGACTCTGGGTTCACGCTAGGTGCCACGGTGGGCGGAGCCGCAACCTGGTCGTTGCGCTGCGTGACATTCTGGAACAAACCAAAAACGTACCCGACTAACTTGGCAATGCCATAAATCATGGTCACGTTAGCCACAATACCAGTGAGCCTAGTTAAGGCACCGTAGAGATAATTCTTGTTGCTGAAATCAAACAACCCCGTACGCAACCTCATACTCATGATCGCATCGGCGAAGAGCTGGATGGCTGCCTCAGGATCGCGCTTGGCCTCAAACGAAATGCATGCATCATCAATGGTTTCTTCCTTTGGCAGGGTGTTGTAGCCATTGGTGTAATGATAGATAATGCGTTCGTTGTAAATCTTGTCATATTCAGCACGCGTTATCTTCGGCATGCGGCACCCACGCTCGAGAATCGTTAATGTGTGACCGTCGAACTTGTGCTTGAGAGACAAACCCTTCCGGAAGTTTTCAAAGGAGCCAAACATTGGTGACTTGTAGCACGCAGCGCACACGCAATCCTTGACTTTCGTTATAGGATTCGTTTCCCTCTCGCCACTTTGTGCCTCGAGCTCAGTCTCGATGTAACCGAGCTGTGCTTCAAGTGCATCAGCGTACTTGAGGTTGCCTCGTGCCTCCGCAACATTGCCCACGCGCAGATCAACGTCCTCATTGAGCATCTTTTCAACATCCTCATCCAGGCCTTGACCCTCGCTGGACAAACGTGAGGCGATGATGTCATCGACCGACTCTTGGACCATCTCTAACATGTTTATACCCTCGCGTTTGTTTGACTCGTATTGTTGCACAACACTGTCAACGAACTCGTCGACGGAGTACTCGCGCTCATCCAACTTGCCCCATTCAACGCTCGTCATTTTGTGAAGCACCAAATGTGGGAAAGCTGGCTGACCCTTGGTACGGTTCAACATGTACTGTCGGAGTTTTTCCTTATCGAGACGGCGGTTCTGTGGTGGACCGCTTGCGGTGTCGTTGGTTGCCCAGTTGGGCTTTACACAAACACACCAGGCGAAGTCGAGCCTCCTGAGCACAGCTTGTGGTTCCTGAATGCTCGGCATTTGGTCTGGCCTAAATGTCTCGCGGTTTGTTGTAAGCCACACAAACTCTGAACGGAAGTGATACTTGCCCTTATCCTCCAAAGCCGCCATGTTCAAGCAATAAGGGTTGTTGTTGTTGAGCATGATCAACTCCGAGAAAATCGACTCACCAGTCGCGCTATCGCGAATGAAGCCAAACTCATCAATGAGCATATGTTGTTGTCCCTTGTAACCAGAATAATATTGATCTTTTTGATTGTATGAGTACATGAAATTGCCTCGGTTCTTAAGGAAGTCTTCAAGTTTGTCACGCGGGAGCACTCGCGAAGCAACAACTGGCCAAGACCAGTTCATGAGGGTTGTTTTTCCGATGCCGGGTGCTCCTGTTAACAACACAGTGACAGGCGTGGTACGCTGGCCACTACAGTAAACATTCATGGAGCCGAGGTGAACCATCATTAAGTTCAACACACGTTTGCATTCGACCACATCACGGATTTGAAGGTCCGTGCCCCCGCTGGCTCTAAGCTCATTGATAACCTTCTCGGCCTCAGCGTAGAGCTCGTTACACTGGTGCAACACAGACTGATCTCGCAATCCGCTATAAAACTGATCGCGCAACGAGTGCACCTTTGCCACATACTGTTCAAGGAAAAAGTACGGATCGGACTTGAGCTTGATTGGTTTGCCACCAAAGCAGCCCCTAATGAAGTTCACGACATTCTCCAAGCCCTTAATGCAGGCATCAACGAAAGAGCGCCAACCTTTCTGGGATCCCTCGAAACTCTTGACCTTGTCAGCGAACTTCTGAGCTCCATCAAAGATATCGGCGGCCTTCTTCCAAGATACTCCAACAAGGGCTACGACTAATGCTACAGTACCCGCGGCATAAATGGGCCTCTCAAATGCGCTCTGTGCAACAATCTCAGGGGTCCCCTCCTTGTTGAGCATAGGCTCAACCACGTACTGGTTGAAGCCCTCTAGAGCGACGCGCGTCGCGGCAAAAGCTGCATGCATGTGCCCCTGCCCGGTTGTGAGCACGCGCAGGATGGACAAACCAGCTATAACAGCTTGCGCACGCAAATTGCGTTTATAAATCGCATAAATGGTTGAAAGTGTTAGCGCTGCAGTGACCAAATTAGAGACTGTCTCCTTGCTGGGTAGCATGTTGCTCAACTTTTCGTAAATCTTAGACGGGCGCGTGCGCTCCTCAAAGACTGACATTAACCTGGTTAGCTCCGCCAGGATGGGAACGAAGTCCTTCTTGATTGTATCATTAGTGGCTTTGATGCCATCCTTGATCCCGGTGAGATCCTCCGGGTTGTACTTACCCACAATGTCAGTAAGATTTTCCATGGTGTCATTAAACTGCGATGCCTCCTCACCGAGGACCCCAACGGCCCCCATGAGACCCTCCAAGGTCTCTGGGATGTTGCTGAGGCCAGTCACAGCGTTCACCAACCCGCTCTGAGCTTCAAGTTCATCGGACGCGAGAAGTCCTTTCTTGCATGACGTCGACTTCTTGCGCGCGATGGCACGGTCTTTGGATGCGGAACGATGCCGCTTCTCCTCCCTTCTCTTTTTGGCTCTTTGTTTGCGAGTCTTAGCGGCTTCACGCGAGGGGGCAGGCTTTACGCTGCGCCCTTCGCGCTTAGCGCGGCCAAGGCCCTTGTGCGTGTGTTCGGTCGCCTGTGCGACAATAATTTGCTTTTGGAGCTGAGCGTTGCATTGGGCGATAACGCCGGGAATAGTAAGCTTGGTGAACATTTTTGCGATCGATGATTGATTGATGTAAGAATAATTCATGTGTGCTGGGGGGGTGGACGGGCATCTCGGCCCCCGACATAGTCACTGACTTGCCTAATGGCTGCGCACAGTCTGAGACAGTATTCGGCTTGCGGCCTATCCGGTTGGCTTCCGGGGTGCGGTTCTCTTCCTCACTCGGATTTTGCTTGCCACAGCATCCCTGAGGGGAAACCTTTCCATATCCCTGGGTTTCCAATCAGGGTGGCCTTCCCGCCGGCCATAATTCTATCTTAGCATTGCATGCGCCGCTCCTGTCACCGACACAAGGTGTTTCCACCAACATGGCAATAAGCCAATCGTGCTGCTTTCGCATGGTTTGATTCACAGCTAACATAACAACATTCAGACAACGGGAACCCCAATCAAGGGGCGGTGCCTCTTAACAGTTGCACTCGTTTGTTTGCTCTTGCTACGGTAGCCTAGTCTACCACGAGCCACTAGGAACTTTTTCT